AGTCAAAAAAATTAATTTCGGCGATAAGAACATGACAATAAAGAAAAATATTCCTGCAAGAAAAAAATCTTATTGTGCACGTTCCGGTGGAATTAAAGGAACTAATAATAAATTATCAGCTAACTACTGGTCGCGTAAGGCTTGGAACTGCTAAATGGCTATTGGTGCTGGAGGTAGTAGTGGAGTAAAAGCTTACGAGGCTGCAGTTCGTAGATCATTTAGTTCACCAACTAACACTAGTAATGTTCGTTCCGTTCCTTCAAGTTTTAAAGAAAGTGATAAGGGTGGTCGAACACAAACTTTAAGTAAAGACGCTTATAACACTGTAAGGGACGCTTTTAATTACGCTCAAAGTATCGGAAGTCCAATGACTATGCAGGACTTATCTAATCAATATAAACAGTATAACGTTAAGTACGATAGACCCGCTGTCTTTCGTGAAAATTATGGAGATGTAGCAAACGCTGTAGGAACTCCACTAGCTTCAACTTATTACAAAGATCCATCGGGTGCTGAAAGATTTTTTACTGCAGCTCCACCTACAATGGGACAGTTATTCGGAGATATAGGAAGAGGATTATTTTCTGGTTATAATACTTACGTTCCACCAGATCAATCTACAACATATGGAATTCCTCAAGGTGCCATGCCTGTTACTACAGGTGGCTATATTCAAAGACAACCAGGTTTATTTCAAAATTTAGCTAACGCAGGAATGGATTATTTAGGAAGTGGCGGAATGTTAGGTTCTATTTTAGGAATGTTCAAATCTACTAAAGAAAAATAGTAGTGAATAGGTCTTTATTTTCTAAACAGATTAGTGTACCATCTCGAAAAAGGAAAATTAAAATGAAAAAGAGAAAGGGATTATATGATAATATAAATGCTAGAAAGAAAAAAGGCATTAGTCGTTCTAAGAAAAAATCAACAATTAGTAAAGAAGCGTATGAAAATATGAAAAAAGGTTTTCCTAGTAAAAAGAAAGGTAAATAATAATGGCAACTAAACATGAAGCTGAAATGGAAGAGTTAAGAAAAGAAAATAAAAAATTATCTAGAGAGAATAATAGATTAAAAGCATCTGAGTCAACTAAAGATGAACAGCTTAGAGAAAAAGATTTACATATAAAATTTTTAACAGATCGTCTATCACAATGGGCAGATAGATTTTTTGAATTAAGAACTACATTTATAAATTTACCAATAAGTGAAAAAGTAAATATGCAGGAGCGTATACAAAATGGGAAAACCTGAAAAGAAAATTGAAAAAGTAATGAGGGAGTTTAAAAAAGGAAAACTACACTCCGGTTCTAAAAAAGGACCAAAAGTAAAATCTCGTAAACAAGCAATTGCTATCGCTTTAAGTGAAGCAGGGAAAAGTAAAAAAAGTGGAAGAAGAAAAAAATAACATAGAAGATATTTTAGAAATATCTGAAGATGGTTCTGTTGAAATCAACATCGCTGAAGATGATGAGGAAGAGGAAGAAGAATATGTTAATCCTTATGAAACAGATCACTATGCAAACTTAGCTGAAGATTTAGATAAAGATAAACTTTCAGAAATTTCTTCTGATTTAATTAATAAATTTGAAAACGATAAGTCATCTAGAAAAGATTGGGAAGATCAATATTCAAAAGGTTTAAAAATGTTAGGAGTAATCTCTGAAGAAAGAGATGATCCATTCCCTGGTGCTTCTGGAGTTCATAATCCTTTAATGGCAGAAGCTGCAACTCAGTTTCAAGCAAGAGCAATCGCTGAAATGTTTCCACCTGGCGGTCCTGTTAAAACACAAATTATTGGAAAAGTAACAGAAGAAAGAGAGCAACAAGCGCAACGAGTTCAAGAATTTATGAACTATCAGATTACTCAATTAATGCCTGATTACTTTAGTGAGTTAGATCAGATGTTATTTAACTTATCTCTAGCAGGATCAGCGTTTAAAAAAGTTTATTATGATACTACAACTAATCAAGTATGCGCTAAATTCATTCCTGCAGAAGATTTAGTCGTTTCATATAGTACTACAGAGTTAGATACTTCACCTAGATATACTCAAATTATGAAATTAACAACTAATGATGTTAAAAAATACATGAAAACTGGTTTTTATCGTGATATTAAATTAACTAATGCTTCTGACGATAATCCAGAAAGTCAAATTCAACAAACTTTAGATGAAATAGACGGAATTAGTCCTGGTAATAATGATCAAACTAGACAAGTTTTAGAATTTCATATTGATTATAACATCGGAAATGATGAAGATGACTTAGAATTACCTTACATTATTACAATAGATCGCTCTTCACAGCAAGTTTTAGCGATTAGACGTAATTGGAAAGAAGATGATGAGTTACAAAAGAAGAGAGTTTACTTTATTCACTATAAATATTTACCTGGTTTAGGTTTTTATGGCTTCGGTTTAATACATATGATCGGAGGTTTACAACATGCGAGCACTGGTGCACTAAGAGCGTTACTAGATAGTGCTGCATTTGCAAATTTAAATGGTGGATTTAAAGCTAAAGGTGCTAGAATTGAAGGTGGAGATATAACAGTATCACCTGGTGAATGGGTTGAAGTAGAAGCTTACGGAGATGACTTAAGAAAATCATTTATTCCACTTCCATTTAAAGAACCATCACCAACTTTAATGCAATTATTAGGAATTTTAACTGAAGCTGGTCGTAGATTTTCTTCAATCGCTGATGCTATGGTCGGAGATGCAGCTTCTTCTGCTCCTGTAGGAAGTATTGTAGCACAAATTGAACAAGGTTCTAAAGTATTTAGTGCGATTCATAAAAGATTACACATGGCGCAAGGAAAAGAACTTAAATTAATCGGAGAATTAAACGGAGAATTCTTAGATAATGAATATCCTTACGAAATTATCGGAGATGAAAAGAATGTTAGACGAAAAGATTTCGATGGACGTGTAGATATTATTCCTGTATCTGATCCAAATATCTTTTCAGCTGCACAAAGAATCGCTATGGCTCAAACTGAACTTCAATTAGCACAATCTGCTCCTAATATTATCGATGTTAAGAAAGCATATCAAAGATTAATTCGTGCTTTGAATATTCCAGAGCCAGAAGAGTTAATGATTGCTGATATGAAGCCAAAAAGAATGGATCCTGTCTCAGAAAATATGGCAGTATTAAATGGAAAACCGATTGAAGCGTTTTCTGATCAAAATCATACAGCGCATATTGCAGTTCATCAACAATTTTTATCTGATCCACGATTTGGTGGAAACAAACAAGCACAACAAGCGATCTTAGGTCCTATGTTAGCGCACTTAGGCGAGCATTTAGCTTTCCAATATCGTCAAACAATGCAAAGTTTAGGACAACAAGCTGGTATGGGTATGGAACTTCCATTAATTGACTTTGATGAAGAGGAAGAAGGACTATCTCCTGATATTGAAAACGCTTTATCTCAGTTTGAAGCACAAACTGCTCAAATGTTGGCTCAAACACAACCTCCAAGTGAAGATCAGGTAAAAGCACAACAGCAGAACGCTAAAGATCAAGCTGAAATTCAATTAAAAGCTGAAGAATTAAATATTAGAAAAGCTAGATTCCAACAAGGTGTTCAAAAAGATAAAGTAGTTCAAGATAGACTTGAGAAAGAGTTTAAATTGAAGGCAGCTAAAGAAGCAATTCAGTTAGCGAGGGAGAATGGAAAGAAAAAGTCTTAGACCTACGGGTGAAGAAATCAGAAAGGCGAAGAAGTTTTTACAAAATAATAAAATGCCAACGAATGTGATTAAACCACATTTATTTGCGATGGCTTCAAAAGAAATAAAAAAGAATTTTGAAGAAACTTTAGACACATTAAAAACGTTGTATAGGAGCAAGTATGTTGAACCTGACGGAAGCGATACTAGAGGAAATAAAAAAACTTAGAAGAGATTTATCTGAACGAACTGTTAATCCAGGATTTGATACTCACGAACAATATATTAAAACTATTGGAACTGTTTATGGTTTAGATAGAGCCAGAGATATTATTAAAGATATTTCTGAACGATACATGAAAGGAGACATACTCGAAGATGAGTAATATAGTCATGAATAATGATTGGCACACCGATAACGATGTTGCTGATCCAAAAGAACTACCAATCCCTTGTGGATATCGAATACTAATTCGACCAATGGCACCGATTACTAAAACTAAAGGTGGAATTATCTTAACTGATAAAGCTGTTGAAGATCAAGCTTATCTAAATAGCAAAGGAAGAGTTATTGCTATGGGAGAAGAGTGCTATGATAAAAGCAAAAAACCATGGTGCAAAATTGGTGATTATGTAGTATATGGTAGATACGCAGGAAGTAAAATTGACATAGGTGGTGTTAAGATGCTCCTGTTAAACGATGATGAAATATTAGCAGTTTTACCAAACCCTGATATTTTAACAACTAAAGTATAAACACGTGGCTCACATCCACGCAATACATGGGAGGTTAAACCATGATAGACGAAGAACTAAAAGATGTCGAGGTAACTCTTGACGAAGAAAAAGAAGAACAAGCGTATCAGAATCCAATTGAAAAAGCAATCAATGAAGAACAGTTGGATAGTGAAAGAGATTCTTTATCGAATGCAGAATCAGAAAAGCCTGCATTAGAAGATGAACTATCTTCGCTTCGTTCTGAACTAGATGAAATCAAAAAAGAGCCTTACTCTGAAAGAGTAAAAAAACGTATCGCAAAAGAAGTTGCTAAAACTAGAGCGGCCTCTGAAAGAGCAAGAATGCTTGAAGAACGTTTAGCTCGTATTGAATCTTCAATGGCAGAAAAAGAACAGCAGGAAGAAGAAAATCAATATAAGTCAGTTGCTCAACAATTAAGAGAAGCGATTGAATCTGGTGAAACTGAAAAACAAGTTGAATTAATGGAAGTAATGTCTGATTTAAGAAACAGAAAAGTTTCTAAAATTCAACAACCACAACCACAACAAGCATCCGAAACTTCTAGAACTGAAGTACCAGAATTAGCTAGAAATTGGATTAACAAACACAATAGTTGGTGGAATAAACCTGGGTTTTCAGTTCAAACACAAGTTGCTTTTGGAATTGATAAAGACTTAACGGAAGAAGGCTATGACATTAATGATTCAGAGTACTATGAGGAAATGGATAAAAGACTGTCAAAGTACTTTCCTGACTTGATAAGTCCGCAAGAAACAGCAAATAAAAACACTTCACAAGATGATAAAAAGGTTGTATCTTCAGAACAGAAGAGAGTGCAATCGCCAGTTGCAGGTGTTTCTCGATCAACATCGGGTTCTGCTAAGAGCGTTAAGCTGTCTGCTGATGATCTAGCAAATGCTAGAAAATTTGGCATAGATATTAGCGATCCAGCGGCACTGAAAAGATATGCAAGGGAACTTGCAAGTCTTTCAATACAGGACAAATAGAAAAGGAGCCTGATAATGACAACTAAAGAAACACGAGATGAGCTTTCTCGTAAAAAAGCTTGGAGACCGCCATCATTGTTAGAGGCGCCACCAGCGAGGCCAGGATATAAGCAACGTTGGATAGCGACTAGCATTTTAGGTCAAGATAACCCAACTAATTGGGCGAAACGAATGAGAGAAGGTTGGCAACCGAGAGATGCAAAGACAGTGTCTAAGGATTTTCCGGTAGCAACTATTGAACATGGAAAGTTCGCTGGTTATATTGGCGTTGAAGGAATGGTTCTCTGCGAAATGCCAGAGGAAATGGTTGCGCAGCGTAATGAATATTATGCAAATAAAACACGCAATCAGGAACTTGCAGTCAGTAATGACTTACATAGAGTAGAACAACCAGGTAATCCGATTCAACGAGAACATCGATCTAAGACGACATATGATGGTGAGTAGGCAAATGGCAATTTTAAGGAGGTAAAATAAAATGGCTAATGCAGACCAACCAAATGGTTTTGTGCCTAAAAGACACTTAACCGGCGGCATAATTAGAGCCAACGAATACCTAATCGAAAATGGGCATAGCACTAGTTTCTTCTCTGGAGATATTGTTGATCTCGGATCAGATGGATATTTAGATGCTTTCGCTAATTCAGATAAAGCGATTGGTGTATTTTACGGTTGTGAATATGTCGATGAAGCAACAGGAGATGTTAGGTTCTTAAAAGTATGGACAGCTAACACTACTGTAAAAGCTAACACTTCAATTAAAGCTTATGTATATGATGATCCAATGATTACTTATACTGTACAAGCCGGTAACGGTTCTATTGCTCAAGCTAACGTTGGAGAAACAGCAAACGTTCTATTAACAGCAGGTAATTCTACTTATGGCTACTCACAACATGAGTTAGACAACGCAACTTTAGGAACAGGTTCACTCGTTCTTAGAGTTCTAAGAAAAGTAGATGAGCCAGATAACGCTTGGGCTGAAAATGCAAAAGTTGAGGTAACAATCAACCAGCATAGATTATCAACTCAAGGCGCAGGAGTATAAGGAGTAAGTTATGGCATTAAATAGATCGTTATTTACGAAACAACTTAACTTAGGCCTCAACACTATCTTTGGTATGGAATATGACCGTTATCCAGAGCAGTGGAGAGAATTATTCTCTGTTGAGCAATCACAAAAAGCTTTTGAAGAAGATGTACAAATGATTGGTTTCGGTGCAGCTCCTACTAAAGCAGAAGGCGCAGCCATCTCTTACGAATCAGGAAGAGAAGGTATTGTAGCAAGATACACACACGAGACAATCGCATTAGCTTTTGCAATTACTGAAGAAGCTGAAGAAGATGGTCTTTACGGTTCTCTTGGTGCAAAATACGCTAGAGCTTTAGCAAGATCAATGCAGCACACAAAAGAAATCAAAGGTGCGAACATCTTAAACAACGGCTTTACATCAGTAACAGGTGGTGACGGAGTGGCTATGCTTAGTGATTCTCACCCATTAGGTGGTGGCGGAACTGCATCCAACATTCTTGGAACTGCAGCTGACTTATCCGAAACATCTCTAGAAACTATGTTAATTCAGATTTCTGAAATGACAGATGACAGAGGTATTCCGGTTGCAGCTACAGGTCAGAAATTGGTTGTTCCACCAGAACTAATGTTTGTTGCTGAAAGAATCGTTAACAGTAACTTAAGACCAGGTACAGCTGACAACGACATTAACGCTATGAAATCTATGGGTATGATCCCTGGTGGCGTAGCAGTTAATCAGCGTTTAACTGACCCTGATGCTTTCTTCTTACTAACAGATGTAAACGATGGTTTAAAACACTTCGTAAGAAGATCACTTAAGAAAGCTGTTGAAGGTGATTTTGAGACAGGCAATTTACGCTATAAAGTATCTGAGAGATATTCATTCGGTTTTACCGATTGGAGAGGTATCTTCGGTACTACAGGCGCAGCCTAATAATTAAAACTAAGAGGGGGCGTTATTCGCCCTCTCTTTCCCTAAAGACTTAAACGACTACAAGGAGGTAGACATTATGGGAACAACTACATTTTCCGGCCCTATTAAAGCTGGTACAATTAAAGAAACTACAGGAACTACTGTAGGATCAGACGTTAAAAACGTTGGATTTGTTAAAATGATACAGTCATCATCTGGTGTTTTAACAGGTAATTCAACAACTTGGACAATCGGAACTATTCCTGCATATTCACAAGTTATTGATGTTAAGCTAGATATTACTGAAGTTTCTGATGCGACTAACGCTTCAACAGTTTCTGTTGGTACTTCTGCGAATGCTACACTATTTACAGTGGCAGCAAACGCTCAAGCTGCAGCTAGAACTACAATGAATATTGCAGCTATCGCAAATTCTACCAACATTGGTAATACTGATGTTACTGTTATTGCAACTGCAACTAATGGTGATGGCGATGCGACTACTGGTGCTTTTACAGCTACTGTAGAATACGTTCAAAACAATAACTTATAATAGTTAATATAGGGCCTGTTAAAGGCCCTATTAATTGTATATAGTTGCGATTATGAGTTGGTTTGATGATTTCATAAGTCAGTTTAAATCTTCAGATGATTTAAAAGCTGAAAAAGATGCTTTTGAAAAAATAAAAGTTGAAGATACTAAAGATGAAGTTAAAGTAGATTTAGAAAAAGAAGAAACTGAAACACCTACTTTAGAAGAAATAAAATCTGTTATTGAATCATCTCAAGAAGATAGCGAAACAAAAGCTAAGTTAGATAAAGCTTTAAAAGCATTATCAGCTGCAGCTAGTGAACCATCTGCTAAAGTTTATAGTGGTCAAAATTTAATGGGAACACCTAGTTCAATGTCTCCCTATGGTCCTATGGCTAATGTAGGAGGTAGTCCTAGTCCTGCGTTTGCAGGGTTAGATACGTACTTTGGTGGAAAATTAAAATCCATTGAAGGACAATTAGAAGCATTGAGAAATGCACTTAAAAAAGGAGCAAATGTATAATGTCAAGTTCAGATATTTTTGCCAATAGTACTACTACAACAGGAAGTGATGTAACTTTATTTGCAGGTCCTACAAGATTAAAAGGATTTATTGTAACACCTACTGCAAATGCAGGGACAGTAACTTTTAAAGATGGTAGTTCTACTTTGTTTGCGTTAACAACTGCAGCTAGTGCAGCATCAGGACCTGTTCAGATTTCTTTACCATCTGAAGGTTTAAAATGTTCTACTAACTTAGTTGCTAACTTATCAGCAAACGTGGCAGCAGTTACAGTATTTTA